AGACTTTTCTACTTTTAGGAATCGGAATTCTGCCAGTCAAATAAATTCTTGCTGGTTCGTCAACTTCTGGAGTAAATAAGATTCCGTCAGAGGTGGCTTCAACATGCTGAATGTCCTCATTGTTGTGGAACCCCTGCTTGTGGAGTTCAGCAAAACCAGAAGTAACTTGTACCCAGTAAGGTACGTCAGTTAATTCAGACGGCACACGCTGGTTAGATTCACCAGAGGCAATTTTTGCACCTTCAGAGAAGTTGCTAGCAGAAATTCCACCGTAGTTAATAGTGGTGGTGTCAATAGAGTTGACCTCTAGTTGAGCAAAGTCGACACCTTCGTTGATAATTTTGTCGGGTGGAGTCTGCTTGTTTACTACTTCAAAAGTTTCTTTAATGTCATTAAATCTAGTTCCAAAACTGCGTTTTGAATTATATCTTTTACTAGGCAAAGGTGTCCACCTCCCAATCAGGTACTAATGTCAAAGAAACTTCTTCTGGCACACCTAAAGCATCTTTTACTTTCACACTGTAGCCAACAATCTTCCTAACAATTATATCATCTCTAGGCTCTAGCCCACTGGCCAAACGCTGTCTAATAAAGTCGTCGTCAATAATTACTGAGCACCAGTCACCCGGATAGTAACTCCCAATAACAGGGTCAATGCTTCCGTTTACAGATATAGAAATTTCACCCATTGGAGGTCTGCTTTCGTACAAGTACCTCTCAGCCCACTGATAGAGAACGCTTTCGTTATTTTCTGAATCTACTTTTTCGTCTTCATCTAGTAGTAGCCAGTTGTCATCTAGCAAGTCTTGTGCCGCAGCCGCAGCGTGCGGTGCAAAGGCCGCATCCCCTAGACCCTCCTTGGAGCCGATAGTAAAGAATCTAGTAGCAGCGTTTTCAGCATTTTCTTGAAGTTGTACTCCACTAATATTTCCGGGAAACTCGAATACAACTTTATCTGCACCAAATCTACTAATTGGAGATACTTCTCCATTTATAGGCGGGTCAGGAAATTGTCTAGGGATAAATTTAAAAACTCTTTTAAAACTTTTGCTTTCGGGGTCATAATCACAATCAATACGATAGTCAAAACCGTCAATATCGTCGGAGTAGGTATCTAAAACTTTATCAAGCGTTTGCATTTGGTCACCTCTAATTAAACTAGGTGCCTTATTTATCCCAGAAAATTCCTCTTCAAAAGTAATTCCAATGTCGGCATTATTTACAAACGGCCCATAAGAACCAACTTTAAGCGTCGGCTGAGCAGACGCTAAACCATTTGGAGTAATAGGTTCTGATTTTTTGCTGTCTACTTTTTGTTCTGGTGCTTTAACGCCAAAAGTTTTTGAGGTAGGTGCGTCAATAACCCTAAATACACCTTTGTAGTTGTAATACTCATATGTATTGTTTTTTGGGTCTTTTTTGTCTTCTTTTATTAATTGCTTTGTACTAGCAACTCCAGATATTGTTACGTAGTCTCCTGCTTCAAAACTGTGTGCAGTAGCAGTGGTGTAGGTAATTACTCTGTTTCTTCTAAAACGACTTTGAACGTAAACATCCCTACTAGATGTGGATTTAAATGGGAAGGCTTCTCCTTCAGAGAAAAAAGTGGCAGTGGTGTCGTCAATAATTTCTAAGACAGAGTGCTTACCGTTGATGTCAGAAGATAGGCTACTGATAGTAAATTCTTGCCCTTGATAAAGTTCGTGAGGCTCTGATGTTGTTATAGTTACAATGTTGGCTTGTCTACCTACTCCATCTACATCAACAGCGTATGAGATTCCAGGCTCAATAGCGGAGTTAGGGTATCCCGTGCCAGTAAAATCAGTGGCAATAGCGTCAATCATTCTTCTAGCAAACTCGTAACTATCTAGAGAACAAGTAACAGTTACCGTGTAAGTTCCGGGTGGCAAAGACCCATTAAAAGTAGCCCTAGCGTTTTGCTTAACGTTGTCGACTTTCAATGCTTGGTCAACATCAGTTTTTGCTGTAAAAGAATTGTTGGTAGGTACTTTTGTAACAGTTTGAGTGGCATTCATTCTGGTTTGAGCAGCAGGGTATTTTTTATTATCTAACTTAATTCCGCTAACTGTGACTTGGTCACCAATTGACAATCCATGGTTAGTTTTAGTTTTAAAAGTGAAAACGCCCTTTTTCAAAGAAACGCTATTTATAATATAAGAACGTTCAGCAGGGTTTATTTGAAAAGATTCAGTAGTCGGGTTATTTCCAATTTTAAAGAAACTGCTTAGGTTTATGTAATCGCCAGTAAAAGATATGTATACGTCACTTCCAGCCTCAAAACCAAAAGTATCATTAGAAAGAGTTACAGTACAATCTGCACCAATTTCATTAGGAACAACTAACTTTGCAGAAAATGAATTTGTGTAAGTCTTCCAAATTTTTCTGTGGGCAAAGTAACTTGTGAACTCTAACCCTTTAACAGTTAGTTGTCTTTCCTTAACGTTGTAATCTCTGCTCCAAAGAATTCCACCCCAAACGCAAGAATCGTTTCTCATTACGTATAAGCCAGTTTTTGCTGGCATAGTTGTCTCATAAAGATTTAAGTAAGAGGTGTCGTCCGTTACTGCTATTTTTCCAGAAAAACTTCCAGCAGATTTAATTGCTCTTGAATAATTGACGTCGACAAAAGGCACCTCTGCTATTACTTCATTTGTAAGTAAATTAGTCAGGATGTATTTGTATGACACAGTGTCGCTTGTTGCCATGTCTTATATTCTTTCCTAAAAGCGTCTATGTTTCATTATTAAAAGTTTAACCTATCCAGCCAGACCTGAAGTAGACACGCATGGTGCCGTCGCTGTTCCTTACTATTTCTCCAGGAGTATTTGCTAAAACAAGGTTGCTTGACCCCATAAGAGAGTAGTTTATGGAACCGCTACCAGTGGGAGCAGTATTGACCGTGAAAGCAGTAGCGTTTATCACACTTGTAATAAATGAGTTAGCCATTGCTGCTCCAGAGTTACGTTCTACAATTCTTCCAACATAGAACTCACTGTTAGTAGTAGTTCCAGTTATGGTTGTGTTTCCAGCAGAAGCCGTGCCAGAGGCGTTAAAGACTCTCAGATTTGGATGGAAGTAAGTAAAAGTAGTATTTGTCTTACTAACTATCGGATAAACTTCTTCAGCGTAAGTGTCTACTAGGCTTTGATGTACACGAGTAGTAGTTGTAATGTTTGCGTTTGTGTTAGCACCAGAAACGTAAGTAAAAGCAGTAGCATTGATGTTTGAGTACATTACCCATTGGCCGTCTAGGTCCCCTACTGCACCAGCACCGACAACATATATAGAATCTCCAACGGTGAATCCGTGATTAGTAGAGGTAACTACAGTGACTATGTTATTAGGGCTAGTTCTTCTAACGTTTGTGCTTGCTCTAGATTGTCTTAAAGCGGTGCTATCTACGGTGTAGCGAACAACGTCAGCATTGACGTTAGATATTTGTCGAACTCCGTCTACAGAAGAACTTAGTCCATACAAGGCAAGAGATTCTCCAGTCAACAGTCCATGCGGAGAATCAAATGCTACTGACACAGAGTTTCCTATAGTAGCCGAGTTAACAGCAGTTCCATCATTTCTAGTGAAATAGATTACTTTGTGTAGACGCTTCATGTAAGCATTGTCTACCACAGTAGTTGATACAGAGTTTGTGTTTGAACTATCAAAAGTTACTGTATACACATTGCTTGCCAAAGAAGCACTAATAAGTTGATAAGTACCATCTACAGAACTATCAACGTTACTAACAGTTACGTAGTTATTAGCAGAAAAAGATACGTAATTAAAAACATTTGTTGAATTTAGAGTGACTCTACCATTGCTGGCACGTTCCCAGTTATTGATTCTAACTGGAGTTCCAGTTGCAACAGCGTACATATTTACAGCAGAAGAAGAAGTGTCTTCGGAAATAATTTGCACGTGGTCGTTTGGTTGGAATCCGTGCTCGCCGTTAGTAGTTAGAGTTACTAAATTAGTTGTAGGATTGGTTGAAATAGAGTAAACGCCAATTTCTCCTACGTTATCGGTAGAAGCAATTGCACCAATACCGACCTCTGAAACGTTGACAGTTGCAGGTCTCTTAGTGAATACAATCTTGTAGTCGTCTTCGTCAGCCAGTTGATATCTAACAGCAGCATACCCATTAGCAGTGTTAGTACTAGCGACGTTGCCAGTAGACCTAGTTACATAAGTCATAGTATTAGCATCTACGTTAGTAACAATGTACAAGCCATCAACTACGTTACTTAGACCAGTGAAAAATACGTATTCGTTAGAGTAAAAACCGTGAGCAGTTGCATTTACAGTCACAACGTTTGCAGTTCTACTGTAGTCATAGACCTTAGAAACTTTTCTAGCCGTAGCACCTTCTGGTGCGTTAGTTGTATAAGAGTTACCGCTGCTAGTGGTCGTAAAAGATATAAAGTTGGCATTTACATTTGTTACTGCGTATAGTCCATCTACGGTCTTATCTATTCCAGACACAACAACGTGATTTCCAGTAGTGTATCCGTGAGAATTTACACGAGCAGTGACTACGTTTGCAGTACTAACATAAGTAACAATAGGCTTAGACAAATCAGTGTTGACGTTGCTAGAGACATTGCTAATTGTGACCGAGTCGCTAGTGCTGTAGCCGTGAGCATTAGTTGTGTAAAGAGTTACTGTGTCGGCAGTAGCGTTTGCTACAGTTTTGTATCTGTAAATCCAAGAAGTAGGGGCACCGCTGTCATCAAACTGAACTATGTTGTTGCCTTTACTGAGGGACACCCAATCAACTATGGCATCTAGCATTCCACGTTTTTGAGAACCATCTCCGTTAAACGCAACTTCTCTGTTTGAAGTATCAATCTCAAGAATGTCTGCGTCTCTAAAAACCGTAGGTACAGAGTTGGCAAACGTCTGAGCAACGTTAGTTATCGAATCATTATAAATTGTTGTGTAGGTAAACGCAAAGTTATTTACTACGCTAGCAACAGGGAAAGTTCCGTTAAGTTTTTTGTTGGTTATATTTTCAACAGTTCCAGTGACAGCAGTGCTAGTTATATTTCCAGAAGATGTAGTAGCAGTAAATGTGTTGTGGGCAGGTGTAGAGGCTACAGTCAGTTCTACGCCATCTACGTTAGCGTGGACGTTTGATACAGCAAAAACATCACCGATAGCGAAGTTGTGGGTTGCGTTTGTGGTAAATGTTGCCACCAAACTGGACACAACAAAGTTAGTAACTCCAAAGTTTTGCGGAAGAGTTATTTCTACTTCATCGCCCTCGGTCAAATCGTGCTTAGTAGTTACAGTAAGAGTGGATGTACCGTTAGCCATAGATTTAGCGTTTGCGTAGCGATACATCTTCCCACGAGTCGAGTCAATGATTGAAAGTAAATCGCCATTTGTTTGGTTAAAAATAGTAGCGTCTCCGCTAACAATCGGACCTTCTATTTCATAGACGGCACCGACAGGATAGTTACCCTTGTTATTGATTGTGACGTAGCCGTCTTGAGTTCCAGTAGCATTTTTTGGTTGAGTTTCAGCGTAGTCAGTAGTTAGACTATCTCCAAACCACTGGTACTTGATAGGGTCTACAGCGACTAGACCAATAGAAAATTGAATTCGACCACGAGCATTAACGTTGTCAATTCTAGGCTTACCACTTATACGTACCTTTACAGCCTTAGTGTAGTCAGCCTCGTTAACAACTAGCCATGCAGTAGTCCTAATTAGGTTTATTGCTTGAACCAAAGTATCTCTAGCAACAGTGACTTTGCTAGCGTCTGGTGGCAGAATTACGCCCTCAAGTGTCAAAATCCTAGAACGATAACGTCCTTTGGAGTTGTAACTTCCGTCGCCCCAACCTTTATCTAAATCCTGAACCTCGACGTCTGGGAGATTCCACCAGCCCTCGATGTCAGTGCAGACCCACACAACGTCGTTGTCGTCAATAGCGTTAAGTTGTAGGTCTCCAAGTTTTATATCCTTGCCTAGAACGGCTCCAGTAATATGCGGTCTTGGGACCTTAGTTAAGGCTCTATTGACAATTGCATTTTCTTGGCCTTGGTCTGGAGTTTGTACCATTACGACATCGCCCCTCTTCGCATCTGAGCAGAAAGTTCACGGCCAACCATGGCGGCAAGTTCTGCTTCATCCATTCCAGGAGCAGGGTTTACGGTGATGTTTACGGAGTTCATTAGAGAACCTCCACCTCCACCGACCATCGTGCCAGCGTCACCATTTCTTTGAGTAACTCCGTAGTTAATAGCATTAAGTAATGGTAGCGTGCGAGCAGTAGCCGCAGCGTTCACAACATACTCTCCGTTGGAAAGCATGGCTGGAATCTTGTCTGAGCGAGGACCGCCTTGACCAAATACTTGACCACCCGGAGCAAATTTCTTCAATACATTTCCACCGTTAGCAAATTTAGCGAACCCACCATTAGCAAATTTAATAAGTCCGCCGTCTTTATTTTTTGTAGTAGCAGTCACTGTTAGAGTAGTCTTACCCATTTCTTCGGCAAGTTTTTCTTGGAGTTTTGTAATTGAGTCGCCATCCCATTCAACTTTTTGTTTGATAGGTTTTGCGTCAGCCAGTCCTTGCATAATATCTGCAACCGTAATGCTTTGCTCCTGCATAATTTTACCAATGGTAGTTTTTCCAGCATCTAAACTATCTTTTAAACTTTTTATATATATGTCAGTGCTTCTTTTTGCACCACGCCTTGTTCTTATAATACTAAAAAGAGTTTCAGGGTCGGTTAAGGCACTTGCAAGACCAGCAGTAGTGTCAGGAATTACTGCATTAAAAGTTTTTTCCCAAGTTTTGACATCTTTCACACTTGAACTTGCAAGAGTTGAAACTAAATTTGCACCTTCTTTACCCATGTCAATAAGTGCTTTATAAGTACTGCCCTTGATACCCTTAGCCTGTACTTTTTGTAGATTGTCAAACCAATCTACCTGAACCGTAAGTTGCTTGTCTAACTCACCTTGATAACCCTTAAGGTCTACTACACCCTTTTTAGTGAACTTCTCTAGAGGAGCGTTTACATCAATAAACGAAGCCGCAGCGTTCTTTAATTTATTTGCTAGGAATTGCTGAGCCTCTCCAGCCTTAATTGCCGCATATGCTCCACGGGTCAATGCAATGTCAGTGTAGACAGCAATTTTTTCTTGCTCAGTCATTGCATCATTAACTAAAGCATATTTTTCAGCAGTTTCTTTTAGTTGTTCTGTAAAGGCTGGCTGTGCTTGTATTTGTGCCCGTAGTTGCTCTAAGTTTTGCTCTTGCGACAGACTATGGTCATACATTTCGTTGGCAAGCATAGTAAAGCCTCTTTGGGCTTGCTTCATGTTAACTTTAGCAATAGAACCTAAAGCACTACCTAAGTTTTTTAATCCTTCTTGATAGTTATTTTGAGTCTTGATTAATGCTTGCATAGGTGTTGGAATTAATCTTACAAATTGTAAAAATGGGACATACTTTCCTATGTCTATTCCAGCCTGAGCCAGCGGAATCCAATCAGCAATCCCGTCTTTTTGCAGTTTACCCAGTAACTTTGTTTGGGCACCTAGTTTATTTATGTCTGAAATTGAAGAATTGGCAGCAGTCCCAGTGGATGAAAGTGCTGCTGTCCAAACGCCTTGTGCATAAGCCGAACGCTGACTTGAACTTACATTAGCGTCAGTTAACTTTTTTAATTCTTTTTGAGTGTCAGAAGACGCTTGTTTCATTTTGTCATTTTGTTTGCCAATAGCCAAGGAAATAGCAGCAATACCTCCAGCAACTAAAGCAGCGATTGCAATGATTGGCCAAAGGGCAGAGTTGAGTGCAATACCAAAAAGAGTGACTGGAACTTTTGCTCCAGCAGCGGCTATACCCTGCCTAGCAATAGAAGCAGTGACAGTGTCTCCTGCTTTAGCAGCAGCAAGAGATTGAACTATTTGAGTTTTTTGTGCTGCTATGTTTGCATTTTTGGCAGCAGTGTTTTGTATCTCAGCAATAGTCTCTGCTTGCTTTGCTGTAAGTTTTTTTCCGCTAGCGACTGCATCTAAAGCAGAAAGCATTTGCTTCTTTTTAGAAGCAGTGAGGTTAGCATTATTTGCAACAACGTTTCTGTACTCTGCAATAGTTTCAAGACCTTTAGCAGTTAAAGTTTTTTTAGATAATGCTAAAGATAAGGTGTCCGCAATGTTTTTTTGTTTTTGTACTGCAATTTGAATTCTTTGAGCAATAATCTGTTTATAAGACAGGGCAGTTAAAGATACTATTCCACCACGTAAAATTCCAAAGGCACCTACAACAAGCATTCCTGCCTTTTTTAATAGCAAGAAACCTGTAACTAAAGCACCTATTACACCAGTCATAGGTCCAAATAATCTCATAACGTCACCCAAAGCAGAGGCAATTTGAGCAAACACAGTGAATATTTCAGCCAAAGCGTCAAAGTAGGCTTCTAACTGAGCACCGTCGCTAAACTCTTGAAGAATTTGGAGAATAGCAACTATGACTCTTGCAAAAGCAGGACCAGTGGCAGTAACAATATTTTGCAAAATAGATTGAACGGAAGAGGTTCCCTGCCCTAATATTGTCCAAAATTCTTTAACACCGGGGTCTCTTCCAATGTCAAAAAGAGCCTTACCGAGTCCACTAAATGCCCTAAAAATGGCCTGAGTATTTTCAACCATAGGCAAAAGTTTTTCGTTTAGAGTTAGGCCATCTGCACCCATTTTAAATTCTCTAAGGCTTTCGCTACTCTGCTTCATCCAGTCAAGGAATTCTCTACCAGCAGAGCCAGGCCCAACTTGACTCATAACAAGACGTTTAAACGGCTGAAAAATATTACTTAAAAGTCTTCCAAAATCTGCAGCGGAGTCACCAGCGTTTTTAAAAAATGCATTTAACTGCCCAAAGTTTTTCTTAGAAGCATCTCCAAGACTAAAAACTTTTCTATCTAAGAAGTGTACAAGTCTTCCGATTAGAGGGTCAGCAGCCTTCATCAATGTCATAAAGTAGCCAAAGAAGTTTCCAACTACACGACCCATTGTCCCTAGGGTTCTGCCAGTAGATTCAAAAAATGCTGAAAGATTTGCTCTATTAGACGGGTCAAACATGGTGCCAGCAAATTCACTTACTGCTTTACCTAGTCCCTTGCTGACGTCTTCAAACCCTCTAACAAGCATGTCGAAGTAGCCACTATCAAAAAGGACTTTCATTTGCTTTGTAAGTTCAGGTAAGAAGGAACTTGCTGCAGCCTCTGTAAGTTCTTTCATTCTTGGCTTTACAGCCCTTAGGTACTGAGCAAATGCTACTTGGCTTTTGGTAAGTTGAGCCATAGGGTCTGGACCAGCGTTTGCAGCAGCCTTTTTTGGATTTGCAAGTTCTTCTTGCAAGTCATTATTTTTATCCCTAGCACGTCTGTAGGCTAGTTCCGCCTGTTTGAAGGCTAATTCTGCTTCACGTCTAGCCCTGTTGTTAGGTGGTAAGTCTTGAACACGAGCAAGAGTTTCTCTAGCATTCTCTAATTTAAGAGCAGCACTTTCTTCGCTAAGAGCAGCCTCTTCAGCGTCAAACGCAAGTTGTTGCATTTCTTCACGAAGTTCACGTAGGCTCTTTGTTCCAACGGTTCCAGTATCTTGAATGGCTTGCGTAATGCCCTTGAAAGCCATCTTGCCAACCATGCTAGCGACTTTTAGTTGAGCCATCACTCCTACAAGAGCAATACCAGAAGTAGCAGCACCGACTAACGTTCCAGACAGAGCACCTAAAGCACCGATAAGTGCGGAGACGGAGGTGAGGGCAGCACCGATACCTGCTTGTACAGAGTAACCTCTACGCATTAATTGGAAGAACGCTCTTGCCGATTGAGTCGCTTGGTCACGCATTGTGTCACCAAAACCTTGACCAAAAGCATTACCAGCAGACTTACCTTCTTTAGTCGACTGACCCTTAACGCCATCAAAGCCGTTAGCGATATCTTTTTTAATTTCAGTTGTGATAGCACGTACTAAAATATATGCTTCACCGACTACTGCCACATTCTCACCTCCTAACTATCCACTCTTAATTATTTTCCTAGCCACCAATAGGTGCGTCTAAGACTCCACCAAACGGGTCACTATCATCTGCACTAAAGTCAGTAGGTGGAAAATAAGGTTTTACATTACTTCTTTGAGTAGGGTCAAACGCTTTAAAGTCTTCAGTTTCTTCTACATCAAACTCATTGCTTTTTTGAAAAACTGTGTACCTGTATGGAGCGTTGTACATACTTTTCCAAATAGCAACTCTGCGAGTTTCTACCATCTGTGCTTGCTCTTGAGAAACGTAATTAATATCTTCCTCATATATGTAATGGATAACGTCAAGCATGTCCGCTGCATCCATTTCTGCCAATTTAACTTGGCTCATCAAGGCTTTACCGTTTACGTAATACCAGAGGTCTAACGCCCAAGTTATTAGACTTCTGGTTGCTCTTCCGGGCGGTCACCATATTGTTCTAGTAGCCATCCAGTAATTTCAGCCAATGTTTCAACTGAAACAATCTTGTCTGGGTCATCAAGTAGAGCGTCAAACTTTGTGTAACTCTCTGGCTTTAGCACCTTCTTAAAGAAGACTCTTGTAACCTTTGCAGTGTCAGAAGCGTTTTCAGAGTTTGCCATCTCAACAAACTCAAGTAGAGCCTTACCCTGCATACGTGGGTAGCAGTGGAACTCTTGGTCGAATAGTTTAAAGGTTAGAGGCTGGTCAGAAACGTTCTTGTCATTTCCACGGCCAAAATCTTTGAATCTAGCAGTCATTTGTTTTTAGTTCTTTCTCGTGTTGTCGTGAGTTATTAGATACGGTATGCATCCATAGTCAATTTTACTATGTATAAAAAAGAGTGATTTATTTAATACCGTACCTAGAACGCTGTCCGGGCTTAGGAGTGTACATAGGAGTCCTACCAGCACCTCTAAAAAACTTAAGTTGGTCGTAGAGGTATCTATTTCTTTTAGTCCCTGGGTGGTTGACTAAGTTAGTCCTAACTAGCCTTAAACGGCTACCACTCTTACCGCCACCTCTACCCATAAAGACAAGTTGATTGTCACCCTTTGGAGTGATGGTGTGTGGCTTAGTGCCCCTATGTACCATGAGAGCGTATGGCACAGTCCAAGAACCGACCATTAAATATTGACCTTTGGTGTTTAAATATCCAAGATGTTTTTTGTGGATAGATTTAGCCAGACGTCCAGTACGCCAAGGTTTCTGAGGCATCTTACGCATACGGTTTTTGGCCGCTTTAGTTGCTAACTCACCTTGCTTATCTAAGTACTTCCATAGATAACCATCTATGGTGTGAAATTCACGATAGTAACTTACAGCATGTCTATCCCAAGACATGTGGCTAAATTTATATGTGTATACAGTTTTAGTAGAAGTTCTACCTCTACCACCAATTTTGATAGGAGATAATTTAGGCGGTTTTGGTGGACGTCTACCTCTACCTGCTCTGGCAACCTTACGGCCACCCCAAAGAATCCAACTATCTTTTAAACCGTAAGGCATTTTAAGGAACTGCCATCACAACGTTGAGTACTGAGGTAACAAATCCACCTTCAGGCTCACCAATTTCAAGTGTTGCAACAATACCAAGGCCGTAACCAGTGTCATCCCACATGTCAAATTCACGCAAAGATTCCATAAGAATCCAAGCGTCAACTACAGATATCTCACTGCTTTCCTGAATTTTGGTTCCAGAAGGTGGTCTACCGCTTTGACCCACAGTAGGGATTTCACGAGAGATGCTGATAGCAACTGTCGCACTTCTAGGTACGTTACAACGCTGAGGTTGTGCTACTTCATCACCGGGCGAACCTAAGTACATGCCCATAAAAGACACTACTACTTGGTCGCAATCAACTGGTGGCTGTCCGATGTTCCAGTAACGTCGGTTAGGGAGCGGAACGTTGTAAGACTGAAAGACTGACTCTACTCTTTCGAGTATGCCGTCCATCATTACTTTTAGACGGAGAGCCTCTTCAGTAAAATTTGCTGTTACTAGAGGCTGTGCCATACTTACTCTGCTTCAGGCTCTGCTGGTGTTACAGTCTCTTCGACGACAGGAGCCTCAACGGCTACGTCTTCTACTACAACTGGAGTCTCGACTACTACCTCTTCGACTACAACTGGCTTCTCTTTTTTAACTGGCTTTTCTACCTTTTTAGGGGCTACTGTTGCTTCTACCTTCTTGCCTGTGTTCATAGACGCAGCGGTGAAGTTTGTCTGAATGTGTGCCATTTTTTGACTTTCTCTAGTAATGGATATGTTTCTATTGTAAAACTATATGACTGTGTTGATTTTTAGGTTTCCGCTAGTAATCAAGACAACGCTGCTATTTGTGTGAGTTGCGTACAAATCCCAAGACCCAGGGTCAATTCTTCCCAAGACATTGTTGGCATCATTGTAGCCAATCGTGAGAGTTATTGTAGAAGCATTTGTATTTACTGTGGCTGAGGAAGCACCTAAGTCTTTAGAGTATAGACCTGAGTAACTCTTGGCTGTAAGGCTTGGAGTCCAACCAGCCTGTGACGTAAGAAAAGTTGCGTTTATGTTAGAAAGCCCTAAAGTCACAGAACCAGTAGAAGTTGCACCTGCATTTACCGTAATGTCTTTAGACACATTGGCTGTATAAACCGAAGCCTTTGGATTGTAGCGGCGTCCTCTAGGAGCGTCAACTGAGAACACTTTAGCCTTAGCACGTGCTTTGTCAGGGTTTGCAGTCTTAAGGAACAAATCAATTGCGTACAGACCAGTACGAACGTCATCAATAAAGTCTTGACTATCAAGAATTGTGTAAGAGACACCCTGACGAGATACAGAAGTAATACGCTGTGGCAAGGCACAATCTTCGTCATTCCACAACTTAGCCAACTCGATGGCTAGTGTACGAGCAGCCATTTTTCCAGAAGTTGGAGGTGGAGCACCGTAAGAATAAGTGATTTCAGTATTACAAGGAGTCCAAGGAGCACCAACCGAAATTTGCACAGTTGAGTGGTCTACTAAGTAATAGTAGGAAGGGTCTAGAACTTCACCTAGTCTGTTACGAATAGAGTGGATTTCTGTCACAGGGCCACCACGCAATTTAATACGTGATTCAGGAGAAATACCATCTACAGTTAAAGAAGAGTATTCATCAAAATCAAAATCTGATTTTGGAATGTTATAGACGCTACCGTTAAACAGTAGAGCGTCAGTAGTACGAACAGAGTCACCCATACGTCCACGACGAAGCACACAGGTATAACGTTCTGTAACAGTTGTTACGCCAGAGAATTTACGACCAGACATAGCCCACAGTAAATAAGACGCAGTCTGAGCAGCCTCTTGTGCAAACTCAGTATTAGCGTAGTCGCCGAGTTCTTCTGGTTGAATCCAAAGTGCTGTCATTTATAAATCCTTAAGTAAGAAGTAAGGCGACGTGTTTCGGAACATTTAAGAACCAAAACACGCCGCCTTTCTTAATCCAGTTATTAACTCTCGTTCGAACGAATTACGAAGTCGACGTTGTTGTCTGGGTTGTAAACGATGCTTCCAGGCACGTTGTAAGCACTTGCACTGTTAGCAGTTGCTCCACCGTACTTAGTATCTAGAGCAGCGGTAGTAACAACAGAGTAAGAAGGTGCTTCAGTTGCCTGGTTAACCACTGTGACACGACTGAACTTGTCTAGAGTAGCAGTTATAGCAGTGGCTCCGACGCTGTCAGTTGTGACATAGGTAAAGGTAGTTGCATTAACGTTAGAAACAGCAACACCAGCACTGTTGAAGGTGTATACACCATCAGTGTTGGTACGAGTGTCAAACAGGTCACCAGCACCGCTGATTGTAATGAAGTCATCGTTAGCAATACCAGCAGCAGTAACGTTGCTCATTGTCACAGTAGCAATGTTAGCGTTAGCAACAATGCTTGTAATTGTTTGAGAAGTAGCACCTTGGATTCCAGACTTAGTAAAGAACACTGACTCAGGGGTGTTGTTTGCAGAATCTGACCAAGTGTAGAAGCCCTGTAGTGATACAGGTGCGTAAGATGCACGTGCGTATGAGTACGGACGCTCTGCAGCAACTGGGAACTCCCAGCGACCATCAGGACCTGCACCAAAGTTAGGGTTACCTAGACCATAGCCTTCGAATGTGTTAGCAAGCATACCGTTTTCAATAACACGGTCACCTGACTGACGCATCTTGGCGTATGGGAATACCCAGTGGAAGTACGGAAGTGTAGCAGCACGCTTACCGCCCTTAACTGCGTGTGACCAACATTCAATGGCTACACCATTACCTGCTGGGTCGTCACCAACACCCGGAGCAGACCAACCAACAGACTTAACTTCACCGTTAACGGTCTTGCGAAGCAAGAGACCGCCAGATAGAAGTTGAGATAGTTCTGGGTCTGGCTCACAGATAGCGAGTTCCATAGTGATACGTTTTAGTGTGTCTGGTGCTTTGTAAGAAACACAGATTACACCGTTGGCACCCTTTTCAGTGATTTCTTCGCCTTCTTCGTATTCTGGTGTAAATGAAACACGCATGAAAGCAGATGTGGTGTATGAGTCACCAGCACCGTTTAGTAAATTACCAGCAGCATCTAGACGAGTGACACGAATTGACACACCCTGAATGCTTGCTGCATAGTCTTGAGTAGGCATTACCTATTCTCCTTAGTTGTTATGCTGTTAGGTCAACCCGAACAGCGAGGTGGATGGATGTACCAAAGTAAACCGCTGCAGGGCGGATTGCTTTGATACGCATGTCATTCGCATTACCCGACACATCATAAGCCTGACTTAGATTGTCGTTTACAACATCAATGTCGCCCAAGTAAACTCGGACGTTTCCTGTGCCGTAAATCCATTTTGCAGAGTTGGTTCCCAACTGCTGAATAAAACCAGTAACCGCTTCTTCAGAACGGTTAGTGGCACTTGCAATAGTAATTGTTACTGTGTCAGCGTCGGCTGCGGTAACAACTGCTGTAGAAGTAGAAGACTGGTTAATGTTTGCTCCAACAACAGAATATTGAACAGTATCACCAGCAATTAAGTAGTGTGGAGTAGATGTGTTGATGGTCAGCGTAGTGCTACCGCTAATAGTTGCAGTAGCAGCCGCAATACGAGGACCATCGCCACTGTAGCCAGAACCAACAATTACTGGAGTGCCACCCATAGTTTGTAGGTGGTCCTTGTCTTTTTCGTGAAAAAGCATGTTTGAGTTACTTGAAAGAAGAGCAACTACGTCGCGAGTTGCGTGAATAATTCCTTGCTCACCTGCGTGAGATGCAATAGCAATTCCGTGCTCTAGCACTGCTAGTGCACGCTTAGAAGAAAGTGCAACTCCAGAATTCAAAACGGTAGCACTACTACTAACTAAAGCCTTGTTGTCATCGCCCTGTGCAATTCTAATGTCGCCATTCCAAAGTTCACGCTCTATAGATTTTTGACTTACTCCCTCAAGTTGACGCTTTAGACGTGCAATTCGGTCAATACCAAGGAAACCTAAAGTTGAACGAACTTCGTCTAGTTCAATAAAGAAAGGCTTAATTTCATCGTAGTAATTAACTGTTGCGTTATTTACTAATACGTAACTGCTTGTGTCAGTATCATCCCAATTTGTAAGAGTGTCTACAGTTGTCTCATATTCCTGAGAAAATCCACGAATCCACATGTCTTCGTTATTAGAGTTTTCAGGCTTGATTACAGCGAGTAGGCCAAAAGCGGAGGGCACAATTTTTCCAGCCTCTACAACGCCATTCTTAGGGAAAGCCATTTTAATCCTTGTCTAAAATTTATGGGGTAGGGAGTGGAGTCCGAAAACTCCACCCCCCAACCATGAGGTTTTTACTCCTCGATTGCTGCGGCGGTTGCACCACCAGTGGTGTCGCGTAGAGCGGCAGCCACACCGTTGATACTTAGTGCTGTAGTAATCTTCAAAGACTCAACGCCAACAAAGGCAATGGCTTCGAATGTTTCAATGAACATCTTGTAGTCGTTGGTGCCGACTAGAGATGAGTCACGGATGATACCTAGGTCAAGTGTTCCACCATCTAGGAAGAGGAATGAACCCTCTGCGAATAGGTACCAACTAATGCTGTCTGGGAACTCCAGCAACTTAGCGGATGAACCCTGCTGAGCACCAAACGAACCTAGGTCGTGTGAACCAACCATGTCAACGTTGCTTCCAGCAAGGTAACCCTTGATTTCTGCTTCGCCAACACCTAGGGTTCCATCGCCCGGCATGTTTAGAGCAAGGTCTGCTGCCATAGCGTCGTAAATCCATGTTGGAACAATTGCCTTTAGGCGAGTTCCAACATCGATACGGTGACGGCTACGGTAAGCAACTGCTGCCTTACGAACCTGTACCAAGAAGTCACGAGCAAAACCAATTAGGTTAGCGGCTTCGGTAGTTGCTACGTGAGCGTTTACCGCAGTCGATGCTGTCTCAATCTTGCTTATTAGGTACAACTCTGCTTCACGAGCGTGCTGTACTAGAGCCAACTCGTTGTGACGAGCGATTAGTTCTGGGTACGCACGAGTCATCAAGTTACCGAACTGTAGTTGTAGAGTAACAGCGTCAGTTGCGACGGTGTTCTCTGCTGCTGCAGAAACAGTAAGCGAAGACTTGCTTGCTGGTGATGGAGTAGTTGCTGAGTCGTTTGCGGCTGTCCACACGCTTACTGCTGCGTCATAGTCGTAAACGGTGCCGCTAGAGTAACGAACCAAGGTAGGAGGTGTTACGAAGCGGATACCGCCACGGTCAGCCTGAAACTTTGGAAGTGCGTCACGTACTGGACGGTCAGTGGTTGAACCGAGACCAAAGATGTCGTACTTAACCTCGAAAGGTGCAGCGTGACCACCAGAAGCAACAAGTGCCTCAGGGCCTACGACAGCGTTTACCTTTAGAGAGTTCGCTTCTGGGTCGGTTGTCAGAGTGCGTTCCTCTGGATACTGGGTGGCGAAGGATGCAACGATGTGCTGCTCTCCATCTCCTCCGTTGACACGACGAAGCGAGTGGAGACGCTTCTCCATTGCTGATGCAACTTCGTACATGTCATTGATTGTGCTACCTGCTGTATAACCAGGGATGTCGGCACCAGCGGTAATTGCTACACGTGCTGGCTCCGAAACCTCGATTACAGGCTGACGGTCAGCCGGGACTACTGGAGTCTCATCTGCTGATGCGGTCACGGGAACCTGTTCTTCCTGTTGAACTTCTTCAACGATTGGGGTTTCAATTGGTGTGGCTTCTGGCAAAATTTCTTCGCCTTCGCCCGAGGCTACGGTAGCCTCAATTGTTTCGGATGAGAACTCAGAGTTCTCCTGTGTGATAGCAGACGCTTCTTCGGAATCAGTTGAGGAATAAGACTTCATGTCTTTCTTGTCCTCGTCTTCATCTTCGGTGGCAGGGGTCTCTTTAGAATCTTCCTCAGAACCATACTCAACTCCATATTCCTTTTCAGTCATACGCATGTCGGTTGGTACATCGGTTTCTTCCATTGGAGCATCAACTTCTGATGAAACTGGCTCGTCTGAAGGAACTACTTCCTCCATTGGAGCGACATCTTCACCATAAGTGCCTGTGTCTCCCTCGCCCTTAACACGCATGGCTGCTTCGGCGGCTCTGGAAGCAAGTTCCTCGGCGGCAGCCTCACGACGTGCAGTTTCACCGCGTACGGTGTCTAGCATGTCTGCGAGTGAAGTCATAGCGTCAACTATCTCAGGAGTAGGCTCTTGACCCTCAACCATTTCGAATTCGCTTACGATAGCGGTCTGAAGTTCCGAGACTTGCTCGTCACTAAGTTCAGACAGGCTATCTACCTGCGACTTAATTTGGTCCACTGTTCCTCCTAAGGACAGTTTGTATAGATGGATTTCACCTATACGCTTTCGGTACAAGGTAAAGGGACTTTACGTACGGACACGCAAGGCACTCCACCTAGTTTTATTTTACAATAGATTTCTATTGCTTATTATTTAAGTAAGGAGCCTCAGGAGTTTAGACATCTGGGATGAAATCTCACCCTGACTATAAACCTCTGAGCCACTTCTAAATGCTGCCAAATCTGCGTTAGCAATTTCGGCGTCATCCTTACCTATTTTTGCCTCAACTCTGTCCATCATGCTATCCATGAGGTTTTTTAGAGAAGGCGGCAAATCTGAGTATCTAACCTTCTGGGCTTGGTTATTAAAGCCAAGCGGTAGGTTAGAAATAACTTTTCCTAGTTCAGATGCAGAACTACGCACGTTTTCTAGGGAAACTTTGTTTAAAGCACCAGAATCTAGTCTGTCCAAAATGTCTAGAAGATTTACTGCTGCTCCAGCAGATTCGACATAGTTGCCGATTTCATGCAGGTTTTCAACATATTTTGCTTCTTCAACAATGTCTTGTAGACCAGATGTTCCGAGGTCTTGCTTTAAACGAGCAAGAACCTGACGGAACTTTCCAGCATCGTCACGCGGTTGAGTCTGTGGAGTGTATTTGCCGTCTACTTTTAGACCGCTCTCCACAGTAGGGGAATTAACATCCTCTACGTTTTCAGGCTCAACCGCATCAGATTTTGGGAATTGCTCACCTTCTAGTGGCTCTTCAGGCACTACTGGCTCAACAGGTGCTGCTACCAATCCAGAGAACTCTGCAATCTTTGAACGCATAGAATCTAAGTGAGTGTCAAACTCTTCAATTGATGCAGTCTTCCAGTTGTCAGGAATCAATTTGCTCTGCTTCAGTTGACGAGCACGCTTAATAATGTGACGACGAACCTTAGCACGGTCACCCTTCTTAGAACGACCATAAGAACTAATTGCGTTCTTCAAGTCTTCTTCGTTACGAATAGGGAATGAACCATCTGAAAGAGCCTGACCTTTTTCTGCCAAGTCTTTACGCTCACGACGAGAGACAAATGCAAAGTCATCTAAGTACTCTAGATTCTCATCAAAACGTGAAGATAGTTCAGCCATTCTGCTTAGCAATGCATCATTCTTCTGAGCCTTGATGTCAGCAAAAACTGCTCTAGCAGATTCAGCCTTAGCAACTAATTCAGAGTTGCTAGTCATCTCTAGACGAGCAAGTCTGTCGCTCAACTCAGTTAGTGGGTCGTTCTTCATCTTGGCTAGTGTCGCTGCACCCGCTGCAACCAGAGCCATAACAGCACCTGAAGCAACACGAGCACGAGCAACTGGGAAGCCCGGAACGTTTACCTGACATACAGCGACAAGTTCTAGTGAGCCACGGATTGGACGCCAGTCACCAGAAGGTGCTGATGCACGCAAAGCACGAATCTGTTCTGGAGTAGTTCCTGGTCTTAAAGAACCAGCAACCCAAATACCATGGCGGTCTTCACCTGCGTGGACATCTGCTACTGCTGAAGCGGTGTCGTCATAGTGACGAACAGCCTCTTCTGCACTTGCTTGAAGTGATGCGTGACCACCAGCGAGAGTTAGTTGACCAACCTGAGCATCTGTGCCACTATCGGTGCGAACAACACCAGTGTGGAAGTATGCGTAGTTGCTACGGCTTCGTGGTGGCTTTGTACCGTACGCCATACCAATGTGGTCAACGTGCCAAGCGGCAATATGACCGAACACTCGTCCGTCGTCAGTAACTGTTAGTGGTGTAGCCTTATCCAGTTTTGGATTGGCAAACCACGCTGTAGGCGGTGTGACGGGGATTGCTCCAGCGACAAAGCCACAAGCGACGAGGCTCTGAGCGTCTAGAGAATCTGCATCATCCGCATAGATTCCATCGGAAATCAATGGTTCCTCCTGCTGATTTTCATAAGGCTCTTCAATTTGAAGAGTTATTTTGCATTCTTGGAACGCTGGTTTAGGGACGATAGTTACGCCCATAACGCGTGCCTTGTTGATAGTGATTTTGTCTTTACCTAAAGTTTTTTTAGAGTTCTCTGAGTCCTCTTTTGAAGATTCAGACTTCTCTTCAACGGCTTCAAATTTGTCCATATCAGCCGATACGCCACGAATGAATCCGTTTTGCAAAAGTCGAACCACTTCTCGTGCGTGGTTACCAGTGTCAAAAACACCGTAGGCGTTCCCAATACCATTGTCGGTTCTTTCCATGTAATCGATTCGACCAACTACTACGGAACCATTGTGGCCGTCTGCTGTTTGAGTTTGCCACATAAGAGGCAGTGGAAGTTCACGGAAAGTAATAGCACCTTTCTTAAAACTTCTGCCATCGCCAGATTCTAGTTCTTCGGGGATAACTAGGGGGATAGAAAATTTAACTTCTTGAGTTGCTGGTGCAGATGCTGTCAAAGCAAATCTGCTCTTAGCCATATTAGCCTTAGCAATTAGTTGACTAAGTTCTACAACCTTTTCACTACTGTTAATTACCTCGGTGCTGAAAACGTTTTTACCAGAAAAGTTTCTTCCATACATTTGAAGGTGTTCTCTGTCACCAGTCCACATCCCAGTCATCTCTTTGTGACGTAGAGCACAGTAGCCCTTAGAACGCATACCGATGTACTTTGATAAATACTTAACGCATCTAGTCCAGTCTCCACCGCTGTTCCAACGAATCTTCGCAGCACCCTTACCTACAGTCCAATAGCGACGCAACTTCTCAGCGTTTCTACGGTTTCTATTGATGTTAAATCCACTAGGTGGGCGAGCACCAGCAACCAAAGCGTATTCTTCATCGCTACATTTGGCTAGTTCTTTTAGTTCAAAAACAATGTCGTCTTCTGGAGTCCAGTGGTGGTCATAGATATCATCACTGTCACGCATAATTTTAGGTAGAGGCATCAACATATCTTCGTCAGTTATGACAGTAGGTTTGCCAATATTCTTAGCCCACACTTCTTCCATGATGAACTCGTTTGTAGAGTTCTCTCTTCCTGGATTTAGTTTGCTTCCAGTGTAAACACCTGTTGCATCCTTGTGACGAAGTTGACAGTAGCCCTTCGCACGGACACCCATGTACTTACTTAAGTAACGAACGCAACGCTTCCAGTCACCCGGAGTGCCCCAGCGAATCTTGGCAGCACCCTTACCTTTAGTCCAATAACGTCTTAATTTCTCTGCATTTCCCCTGTTTCGGTCTGCACCGCCAGCAGATAAAAGTGCTTCTAAATCTTGCTCAAAAGCCTCTTCCAAAGCAAATTTCATAGCACTTGGGCTAGGTCCCCAAAGAACCATAAGAGTGTGGTCCAAAGCATTAATTCCAGAAGCCTGAAGGCCGTCAACCTGAATCAAAACATCATTCAAAACTTCAGGGTCGAGAGGGACAACTGGTGGAGGAGTGGCTGATTTCAAATCATTTAGAAACTTAGGTTCACGTTGCCATTTCTTCTCACGGCGAACGTAAGTCATAGGCTGAGTTGAAGTTGCACTTGCTGGAACAATGCTAATTAAGTCAAGAACTGCACGAGGGTCATCTGGTGCAACAATCGCTAAGTAAACAGGTGCTACGTCAGACGGTTGTGGGCCAGCAGCAGCGACAACAGGCTTTGCCCAAAGCGGAGAGTCAACCTTTACTTTAGAGGGGTCTTCTTGCTTTTGCTTCCACTTCTTAAGTAGCGGATGTACGCTGTCTTTTTGCTCTTCGTCTTCAAACTCAGAGTCGTCCTCCCATGCCTTTTCCCCATCTTCTTTATTAGCAAGGCTGGTCAGGTCATTGCCAAGAAGTGCGTAGTTAGGCATATCGTCAATAATTTTTTTGCCCGGATAGTTCTTACGGCCAAACTTGTAAATTTCTGGTTTTTCAAAACGCTTAAACTCTGCACGTTGACCAGCGACCCAACCATCCCAGTCTTTGAGGAGAGAGTGTAAATCGTCTGAAGTTAAAGCAGGAAGAGTGCCAGGCAAAGTACCTTTAGTACCCTGAGGAGACCTAGGCTCACCTAAGATTCCAGAAACGTCTAGAGGTTTTTCAAAATCATCCGCTACAACTCTTTTCTGTAGCAAACTCTGAGGTTTAGAAAGTTCAGTCTGCTCGTCTTTAGTTGATTTTGCGTCAACGTTTATAGTCTTACCGTTGTCTAATTCTACGCTCAATGTCTTGTCTGGGTTTACTCTGGTGATTACACCACGACCGTTTTCCCTGTCACCACCAACTACAACTCGACCACCTTGCTTAGCAAACTGACCACTGCCGTCTCTAACCTGACTTGAGGCATTTTTTGAACGTTCTTCAGGAGTGTATACCCCGTCATTTTTTACTGTACTCTTTAGTGAAACTCCGTCACCAGCAGCGGCAGTGACTACAGAATCAATAAATTCAAATTCTTCAGACAAGTCTGACTCAGCAAACATTTCTGCTTCTTCTTTTTCAATATCACCGATAGAGATATTTTTAAAAGGATTAGTCTGCATTCTGGCACAAATTGAGATAGCAGAGTCTGGGTCAATCTGAACGTGAGATTTTTCACAAGTGTCGTAAGGGTCGTCTAGGGCTTTGTCATAAGTCCAAACGTCTCCCTCAATATGGCCTAGGTCGTCCCAAGTACCATCATCCCAAACGTAGACGTGACCACTAATGTCAATCTTGTAGATGCGGTCAATGCCAGAGCCGTCCATGCGTACTCTTGCTAGGAACTCTGGAGCAGCGGTCTCATCTATTTCGGTAGCCTTAATAAATGGATTTAACTCAGCACCGTATGCTTCATAAAAACCATCAGCCCTAATTGGCTTTTTGTTTTCACGTTCAACGATTGCCTTAGCCCAACGCCAAGCGGCGTCTCCGCCCCAGAGTGCCCAAGCAATTCGTCCGTTAGAAGGGAAGTTATCTTGTCCCGGCTTCCAGCCTTTGCCCTTCTTGTCGACTTCGTGTCTTGGGAAGTATTTTGCGATGTGACGTACTTTTTCGATACCAATCTGTCCACCCTTAGCAAGAGTGCGAGCAGTGTTTAGACCGACAGGGGTGCCACCACGCTTGTGTTCTTTACGCCACTCTAAAGCCTTTTTTGCTTCGGAACGGACTCCAGTTGGTATGGTGTATAAACGTGCCGAAGCAGTTAAAGCGTCAGTTTTAGATGGCTGAATGTTCTCCAAAGCGTGCTCAGCAAAGTCTGCTAATTCTTCAGACACTGGCTCGCTGGATAGTGCCCACTCCTTGGAGTTTAATATATCTTCTTCGGTACCAAATTCTATGAGCATACCGAGATTGGCATCTACAACTACAGCCATCTCTCCACTAATAAATAAGGCTAAATTGTCCTGTCTACCAAGATATACAGGAGTAGATAAGTTAGAGTCTTGTTCCATCCCTATCCCTTAACCTTAATAGTGTACTTAACTGCCTGTTTGACAGACATGTTGTCCCTGTTATCGTCATACAAATTTATTAGTTCATTTGCTTTCAAAGGGTCTACATCTTCCGTAGTTAAATTCTGCAACTCTGGCAACCTTAAGTTTACATCTTGCCAGTCAGCGTCATTTCGGCTAAATATGCCGTAAGAACTCATGTATATAATTGCTAAAACTTTATCTGACTTTGGCTCGTGATACACATATAAAGCCTCAAACTCAGGCAAACCTTCTGGAATTTCAATCCCAGTCAATTGCTCAATTTGTCTTCTTGATTTAGTTACAATCATTTGCTGAAGAACAGGTATAGGCAGTTCTGTTTTGTAGTTAGACATCCACAGACCGTCTTCTTCGTCTAATTCACGAAGTAGGTAGGGGGTGCCATTGTAGGTAAATTCCGCATAACCAGTTAGGCCAATTACAGACAAGGCGTCTACTGATATGTCAAAATACTTAATTCCCGTGCTAGTAATAACATAAAGACCTTGATATTCAGGTGCTCTGTCATAGTAAGCACCTAAAATCGGGTCTTTTGACTTGTCTGACTCTAAAACGCCGACGCGACCATATACTGGTGCAATCGTTTGAGAGTTCATATCAAACTCAGGGCGTTGAGGCATTTCGTCTCCAATAGATATCTATAATCAATCTTACATTAAAACCGATTAAGTTATTAGTCGATGTCAGGGAATTCGCTTGGGATGTCGGCTACTATGCCTTCAGGCAGTGGGTCATTTTCACGTTCTAGTTCCCAAGCATCCCACATAGCCGAGACAGCATCTGCATACTTACTTGGGATTGACAATGCTTGATACATTTCGTATCTATCTAATCCGCTCGCAAAAGTAGCGTACATGCTGTTCATCAAAGGACCAGGAATGTTCCAGTCTTGCTGTTCACTCATTAGTTAAATGCACCTCTCAGGTTGCTAATAATATCTTCTACAGACATTCCATCCTTAATCATACTTGCTACGTCCATCCTGTTTACAATTTCTTGAGGAGTCTTACCGAGTTCTGCAGCAATTGCTTTAATTATCCTTATGTTGCTAATAACATTCTGCTTTAATTTGTTTTTTTGTTCTTCTGCTTCTCTTGCTCTCTGCTCCACAGGTTTTTGTTGGTCTGCAAGTAACTCTGCTTTTTTCTCTCGTCTTTTTTTATCACCTATTTTTTTGCCTTCTTTTTCAAGTGCTTCAAAAATTTCATTTTTATTTTTTGCTGGGTTACCTTTGTCAGAGTATCCTGGTATATATGATTTAATTTTATCTTCGATTTCTACCCATTCTAGGTTACCACCCTTCATGGTCTGGTTTCTAAGATACTTACCATCTTGTACATCTACATTGCTATAGCCAACGACGAATGGAGGTGTGCCAAATTCTCTTCTATCGTATAAGACAAATTCGTCAAAAACACCTTCAGTTATGTCATAAGGAGGCTTATCTCTGACTGAGCCATCCTTTTTAACGTAACTAGGGAATAGCATTTTTGCAAGGTTAATAAAGGTGTTTAATTGAACTTCTCTAGGGACTTTACGCATAATTTCAAACGCTCTACCTATAGCACCACCTACAGCATCCGCTGGAGGTGCATTTAGATATACACCAATTGCTCTATAACCCTTACGCTTCATCTTCTCAACTTTGCCAATCATTTTATCTAGGTCATCGTTTCCAGTGCCATCAACGACTACGTCTAGGTTCATGTCAGTAACTCTGTTCAAAAGAATTTTTGAAAGCAAGGAAGACTCTTCATGAATTTCTGACGCCCACTTTTCATCTCCAGCCTTTAATCTAATTGAAGGGTCCTCCCTCTTTGCAAAGAGTCTTAGAAGTGCTGAACGAGTTTCTTTAAATTGAGTCTTAACATCGTCTGGGTTAACCATCACACCAGTGGCTTCTACCCCGTCTGGTAGAGGTTTTGGAGTGCCATCTTCTACCCACTCTTGAGTGACAGGCAGTGAAGGTCTTGTAAATCCATCAGGGTCGTCTTCTCTAGATTTAGGGTTAGGCTTAGCAATAGAACCCTTACCAGCACCAGGTCCTCCACCAGTAAAGAATACCTTTGGTTTTCCGCTAGGGTTAGGTTTTACACCAGCAGGAATCATCCTCTTTACAATTTCTTCATACTCTGCCTCACGTTCAGCAGAGATAATTTTGTCTCCTTGGAAGGTCGGCATTCTGAAGTGCTTACGCCCAATCTTAGAAGCCATAATTCCAAGGAAGTCGCCAAAATCTAAATCTTGACCCAAGACTTTGTGAGGCCCAGTGAACTTGTATTGAAGGGAGTCGGTTAATCGCTTTGTAGCAATTT